TGTTTGAGCCTAAGGACGGTCAATAATCTATGACACAAGCAAACTATGTAGGTATCGCTGACTCTTACGATAGCGACAAGGTCATAGTTTGGGAGCGGGATGAGCAAGGACGCCATCCGGTTTCATACACTCCACCTCGTTATTTCTTTATTGAGGACTCTGAGGGTGAATACAAATCAATGTATGGCACCCCACTTAAAAAACTTTCTTTTGATGATAAGGAAGAGTTTAAGATAGCAAAAGCCGGATTCAAGAAAAAGTTTGAATCTGACATCTCTCCACTCCAACGCGTATTAATGGATGTCTATTACAATAGACCTATCCCAAAACTGAATTACGCTTTCTTCGACATTGAGGCTCGCGTATTTTCAATGGCTGGAGATTCACAAGAGAAAGTCAAAATTAGATTAAAGCTTTGAATTATAATAAACACTATCAACTTTTAATTTCGAATGCAAAAACTCGGGATAATATTGAAGGTTATTCAGAAAAACATCATATTATTCCATCTTGTTTAGGCGGAAGTGATGATGCCAAAAATTTGGTATTACTTACTCTCAGAGAGCATTTTATTAGCACTTTAAATCAAGATGAATTAAAATTTCGAATGAAAAACTCATTTGGCAATAATGAAGAAAAACGCGCACATAGTATAAAGATTGCTAAAAGCTCAACCTTGCGATTTTGTGATACCTTAGAAGAATTTAATTCATTAGACTGCGAAAAAATAACATCATTTACCTATTCTGATATAAAATATAGAATTAAACGACATCAAGGAATACTCATAAATGGGAGAAAAGTTGAATTTGTCAAACAATACAAACCAAATTGAAGAAATCACATTAGGAGAATTGCGAAATCTTCCCAATGAGAGTAGGAGTAAAATTGAAGTTTTAGACCCTGAAAATAAACAGTGGGTTTCATACGATAAATCTTCATATGCAAAGCGAAACTACGGTTTTTCTAGGCCATCAAATCCATTTGCATATATCAATGCTATCACTGTCTACAAACAATGGTTAGATGAATATGTCTGTATTGCCGTCATCCCTGAAGGGCAATCATTCAAGCCATTTGAAATAAATGTTAGCCAGTATGGTTTCAATGAGATAAAATGTCGATTGATTTTGGTTGATACAGAGTCAGAATTGTTAGGTCTGTTTCTAGATGAATTAGAAGATGTTGATTTTATTTCAGGATGGAATTCAGAGTTTTATGACTTACCGTATATCTACAAACGTATTTACGAAGTATTAGGTGAGAAACAAACAGCTCGTCTTAATTTCCCAGGTGTTAGTTGGATTCGTGAGAAGACAGTTACTCGATTTGGCAAAGAAGAATTGGTCATCCAACTTCAAGGTAGGGCACATCTTGACTATCAAGATATGTTTAAGAAGTTTACTTTTGAAGGTCGTGAGTCATTTCGATTGGATGCGATCGCTCATGAAGAATTAGGATTTAAGAAGTTAGAATATGATGGCACATTGGAAAAACTTTATCTAGAAGACTTCATAAAGTTTGTCCATTATAACATCATTGACGTTGTCTTGATTAAACTTCTTGATGATAAGTTTAGATTTGTGCAACTTGTCAATCAGATGGCACATGAAAATACTGTCACTTTTGAAGCCATTCTTGGCACCACTAAATATGTGGATTCTGGAATAAGTAACTTTGCAATCAATAACTTAGGGGTTAGGGTTAAGGACAAAGACGTAGTATCGAGTCATGGCAAAGTTGAGGGTGCGATTGTATTGACACCTAATGTTGGACTTCATGAATGGATTGGCTCTGTTGATATCAACTCTCTGTATCCGTCAGTAATTAGGTCATTGAATCTTTCACCTGAAAAAGTTATCGGTCAATTCAAGACTGATGAAACTATTGAAAGGTTGATGCAAAACCCGAAAATTATTGACATTGTAAAAGCGTCAGCGAAGAAAGGTAATGATGCACATGACTTCATAAAAGCCATGTCGCATGAAGAAGATTGGCGTGGTATCATGATTAATGAAGACCACTATCCTCATACACTTATGATATATGGTAGCCATGAAGGTATCACAATGTCAGGGGCTGAATGGAAACAAACGCTAATTGAGAATCGTTGGGCTATCTCGGCATATGGCACAGTCTTAGACCAAAGTCAAGGCCATGGTATTCTGCCACAAACTCTATCATTCTGGTTTTCAGAAAGAAAAAGGTTGCAAGCCGAGAAGAAGAAGTGGATTAAGATTTTGAAAAGTCTTGATGGCAAAGATAGCAAACATGATGAAGCTGAGAAACAAGAAGCTCATTATGAGTTGTTGCAGTTGACCAAGAAAATCCAATTAAACTCAGCTTATGGCGCGCTATTAGCTAAAGGCTTTAGATGGGGTGTTGAGGAATTGATTGGTGCTTCTACCACATATTCAGGTCGTGCTATCACTTCTCATATGTGCTCTGTTGCTGCTGAAGTATTGACCGGTAAGAAAATCGAATTGGAAAAATCCTATAAGGTGAATCCTAAAGGTGAAATCCAAAACGTATATCACTCTCCTGTCCCAGAGATAATCTATTCTGATACTGACTCTGCATACTTTATGACAATGGCTTCTAATAAGGAAGAAGCAATTGAGATAGCGGATGGTGTTGCTGACATTATCAATGAAAGCTTTCAACAGTTTATGAAAGATGCTTTCAATTGCCAACCTGAATTTGATTGTCTAATCAAAGCAGGTCGTGAAGTTGTAGCTGAGCGTGGATTATTCCAAGCTCGCAAGAAGTATATGCTGAAAGTCATTGACCTTGATGGTTTTGCTGTTAATAAAATGAAAGCTATGGGCTCCGAGATTAAGAAATCTGATACGCCAAAAGTCATTCAGAAGTTTCTTAAAGAAGTTGTTGATAGGATTTTGGGTGGTAAAGATTATCAAGAATTGACAACATATATAAATCAACAACGTAGGACTTTATTCAATGCACATTTAGATGCAGAAGATAAGTTGTTGATGGGTATAGCAAAAGCTACAAACAATCTTGAGAAGTTTACTGAAGCGTATGAAGCTGAATTAGCCGGTAAACCAATGTTAGCATCAAACGGAAAGTCCAAACTAACTATTCCAGGTCATTGTCGTGCTGCTATCAATTATAACAAAATAGCTGAGCATTTCGATGGACTAGATGCAGTATTCATTTCATCAGGCGATAAAGTCAAAGTGTATAACTTGAAGCCGAATGAGTTTGAATTTGAAACAATTGCTATTCCAGCAGAATCATCTCAATTTCCTGAATGGATGGAAGAGCATTTTGAAATCGATTTCAAACTAACTGAAGAAAAACTGATTGATAACAAACTTGAGGGTATTTTCTCAGCTTGGGGTCATGAAGTGCCTACGCAGTTTTTAGCTCATGTTAGTAAAGTTTTGAAATTTTAGCAGCATAAAAATAAAAGTATACAACATTGAATAAATGGTGTATAATATAACATTCTATAATACTATAAGAGATAAAACTATATGAAATTTACACAAACCGATATTAGCCATTTGAATAACATCTTGAATATTTGCTCTCTGGTTGACATTGATGCCGTTATTATTTCAGCCAAGGGGCTTCGTGGCGTAAATGCAGCAAGGTCTTGTGCATTTCTAACTGATAAAAACTTACCTCAAATTGAAGGTGAAGCTCAATTAGGTTTAAGCAAACTTCGCACTTTGAAACAGCGTATGGATTTGTTTAAAACAGACCCGAAAATTTCCATCGATGCGAAGCAAAAACCTAATGGCGATTTTTCAAACCTTGATATTAAGGGCTCTAATGCTAGTGTCCAATTCAGGACTGCAGTTGCAAACTCCATCAAAGCTCCAGTTGCGATTGAAGATACTGCAAGAAAAAGTATTATCATCACTCGTGAAGAAGCTCAATTGATTTTGAATGCTGAAAAAGCAATGGGCGCAGAAAAGATTACCATCAATGTTAAGAAAAATAATGACGTTGTCGTTGAGTTTTCTGACAAAAGCAATGATGTCTTCTCTGTCGCACTAGTCAATAAAGCCACATCAGTCGGTGATGACAATGATGCTTTCGTTAACTATTACTTTACTGATGTATTCTCTCCAGTATTGAGAGCTGCAGCAGCAGAACGTCCTGAAGTTGAAGTAATGGTATTTGAAGGTAGTGCAATCATAGATGTTAATGGTTATCCGCTCACACTTTTAAGTCCAATGGATATAGATTAAACACAAAATGTCAAACACAAATTCAATAAGCACATTAAATGAAATATTAATGCTTAGCGAAACAGTTGAGAAGTTGCTTGCTGAAACGCAACTTCTCAGGACTGAGCTAGCTAAGTATAAACCTGAAATTAATTTAGAATTCGATTATGATGATAGGAAGCTCTCAATCGAATTGAAACAGAATGGCAAACTACAGCTCTGTCATATTATTAAACAAGATTTAGATTATTATGACGAGTATGAGATATCAAAAATGATTAGCGATGAGCTGTCGCTCATTTATACTCAAGAGCTGCAAGCTCAGCTTCTTGGTAAAGTTACTCCCATTAAAAGAAACATAGAGCAAATGCAGGAGCGTAACCAATGGTAAGACTTCTAAACTGGTTGGCTGAAGTGCTAATGCGCGCTAGTAAAAAACCTTGGGCTCGCTTTATTGTAAGTGGCATTACAGATGATGGCCAGGTAAGATTTGATATGGCATATAACAAAGCCTTCATCAAAAACTTGTCTCTTCAGGGATTGGCTGGGGCTTCTGATGAGGAGACAGTGCAAAACTTCTTATTCGGGTCGATAATGGCACCTAAGGGCTTCTTTGATGATATCGAGCAGGAGATTACTTCAGATGCTCACCCTTTCTTAACATCTGAGACAAACAAACTGAAGCGATAAAATGCTAGATAAAATATCTGATAAAGATTATCATGCATTTGCAGGTGTGATATCAGGGCTGGTCTTTGATTATCGCACTTCAAATTCAGAAGAAGATATGGCTCATAATCGAGAATCAACAAAGATTCTCGATTATCTGCTGGCCGCTGCTATTCCGTTGGTTTCAGTGCAGCCCACATTAGTGACAATTGGATATCTTCGAATGACTTTTGTTAGAAGAGATATCTTAGAGAATTGGCCAAAATTGTTAGAAGCTACCAATAAAGCATTCTTAGAAAAATATAAACCTGAAAAAGTAAATCAACTGCTTCGAGGTTTAGACAAACATCTCAATAAAGGATAATATGAAACGTTTAGTAGTTGATACTGCCAACATTTTCTTTCGCACTGTCGCCGCCCACAATTCAAAATACAATGAAAGCCCTGAAGATAAAGCGGGGCTCGCACTTCATTCTTGTTTGTATGTGATGAATAAGTGGTATAATAGAATCCAACCAGACCAAATCATTGTGACCTTTGAGGGTAGTAAGAATTGGCGAAAGGCTTACACTCAATCCCCCAATGCTGTTTCCAAAGTCTTATATAAAGGCAATCGTGTTAGAGACCCTTCAATGGACCATCTCTTTCAAGTGTTATCGGACTTTGAAAAGCTTGCACGAGAGCACACATCTATTGTCTGTCTTTCTCATGAAGAGCTTGAGGGTGATGACCTACTTGCGGGCGCGGCTATTCGATTTGCTAAACAGGGCGATGAAGTAACTTTGTTGAGCGGTGATAAAGACTTCACACAAATTCTGAAATACCCTAACATCACGCTGCTCGACCCTGAAAAAGGTAAGCCTCGCACTCATGAAGACCCTGACTATTTCATCTTCGAGAAGTGTTTCCGCGGGGATTCTGGCGATAATGTTAGGTCTGCATATCCACGAGTGCGCTCAACTCGATTGCAAAAAGCTTTCAATGACCCCTACGAATTGACCCAATTACTGAATGAGCAGTGGACTTTCACTAATCCTGATACATTGGAAGAAACAGTATTCACAGTGAGAGATTTGTATGAAGAAAACAGATTGTTGATGGACCTTGAAAGACAACCTGATAACATTAAAAAACTCATTGATGACACGATTGATGAAGGGCTATCAACCCATGGCAAGTTTTCACTGTTTGCTTTTGCTAAGTTTTTAGGACAACATGAGTTGAAACAGATAGCTGATAACACTGATAAGTTTGTTAAACTGCTATCTTGTAAACCGCCAGCTGTTGGCGAAAAGAAAAGAGTTGGCGCATTGGTATTCTAGCCATGATAAACGAAGAATTGAAACAGAAGGTCAAAGACCTTTATAAAGCCCCATTCAGATTTGACGAGATGGGTGGGTATGTGTTTGATGATGGCAATATGGTGCTAGAAGTAAGAGGCTGGGGCCGCATCCAGTATCTTGAAGATGGTCAGATATTACAGGACCAAGTGGGGTATTTGATTGCAAACATAATGACGGAGCATTGGACATCTAACTAGCAGAGAGAGAAATTCGCTTTTTCATCGCCATAAATAATAACGTCTGACCTTAAAAGGTTAAACGCCTACCATTATTATACGGGGTTTTTAAAACGTTATACGTATACCCCCAACTTAGGAGAATTATTTATGGCCGAACAAGCCTCTGCTACATCTAGAAAGTCAGCTTCAACTAAAGTTGAAAAGAAAGCTACCAACTTAAAACACATCTTCTTAATTGACATTGATGATACTGGTCTTTTAAGAGAATGCGCAGTTGTTAATGAATTCGACGACGGCTCACTTGCTTATATCCTTATCGATACGCTTCACCCAATCGATAAAGCACGTTTGAAAAAAGTTGTAACTTCTCAACATGCTGACAAATATCCTCTTTACGAATTGCTTTCACATGCTAAGTTTTCTAATGGCTTAAACGGCCTAGATTATATGCATACGAATTTTGTTAAAATGAAACGTCCTAAAGGCGCTCGTTTGACACAAGATACCTTGTCAAGCATTAATTCAAATTTAGCATCAGATACTTTCATTGGCTCTGATTTTGCTAATCCAGCAGAAGTCAATATGGATGGTGCCACAAAGCAGTGGTAAGTATCCAACTTCCATATTGAAGGAAACAAAGGGGCTGAAGAGCCCCTTTGTAGTTTCTGATAACTGGTTAACACTTTCTACAGTTTACATTCCTTACGTTGCAGTGTATAATTTACTAAATTTTGGAGATAAAGAAATGCCGTTTGCATCGATGATAAGAGAAATCACAGAAGAAAACGCAGAGCTTAGACAGCTTTACTGCACTGGCCAAATCAAGCTTGAGTATTACGGGGCTACATCAACTTGGGCAAGGGTTTCATTTTCTACTTCTCGTGTCAATTTTTTGAAGTATTGAAGTATTGTAGAAGAAATCATATCGAGATGCGGTCTGGCTTTCCAACTTGACAACAACTGGAGATGGGAAGATATCCCAGATGAGACTAACGCATTCAATGTCCATCAAGCATCTCGTGTGTATCAGTATTTTGTTTCTTACAGTAATCCAGTGTCATATGACCATGAAAAGACTATCAGCAACATATCAACTACGTCTGATGCGCTATATGATTATCGTCCAAAAGATTATATCGAAGCCTATAACAAACACCATAACCTATCTACCAATCTAAACAATTATTCTTTTCAGGGCGGAGTTGGCCGATACGGCTTCGGTTTTAGCACAATGACTAAGACTGATGCCAAAGAATTAGATAAAATTGTGAAGCTTTTCAACAGACGAGTTTCATGGAAAGTAGTGCCATCTGAATATCAATCTAACAGAAAGATTTACATCTGTGATGTATTGATGAATGACGTAGAATATCCATTTGAGATAGTATCTCTCAATTCGATATTAAAATCTGTTTCTCCTAAACCTAGAAAAGCGAAAAAGCTTAATGCTGCTGAGCTCTTTGAGAAGGTAAAGAATGGTGAAATAACGCAAGATGAATTTGTTAAACTAATTGAAGTGAGAGATTAAACATATGAGCAATACTGCCCCAAGAATTTACTTTGGCCGAATTCCTGATGGAATTGATAATGCGAATTTTATCGACTCTTTCTTTCCTGTTATTTTTGCCACATACAACTATCATTATGATAGGGCAGTAGAAGCACTAATCAAAGAGTTGAAACCGAATGAGATTTACCATACTCTCAACCTGCTGATACCAAACTTTATGTTTGATGACCAAGCTTCTGACCTGTTTTGGCTTATTGATGCAGAAGGTAACCATGTGCATATGAAGGAAGATGAGCATATGCAAAAGAAACTCACAATGATGGGCCCTGGTGATGTGCTTTGCGATGATGCCAGGTCATTCGACGCCGATGCACCAACGATTGACTTTATTACGGTATAACATGTATTCACTTATCGTCCTTTATGTTATAGCTAGCCAATTTCATACAGACATAGCATCAATCACAATCGGCGACTTTAAGAGCGAGGCGCTGTGTCAATCAGGGTCATCCCAGGTGATTGAGAATCTGAAGGCAATTGGACCTAACATTTCAATTACTAAAAGCACCTGTATTAAAACTGGGTGATTAGGATTAAGCTTCTGATTAGTATTATACATACAGAAAATGTTAAGTAGTTAACAAAATAAATGTTTACTTTTACAATAAAGTTTGATATGATAGACTCATATACTAATGATGTAGGAGAATAATACGATGGGCAAAGATAAAGTGAAACTGTCATATGCAGAGCGCCGAGCACTTGTTGACAGTAAAATGGTAAAGCACAAAATTACTGAAACTATTGCAGTTATGAGTATTGACTGGCTTAACGACTCATCGCCAGATGATGTCATTGCACAAATGAGTCGTTTCAATGAGGCGGGCTCTCAACATGAAAATCTACACCTAACGATTTCACCGTCTTTATATGGCAGCTCTCGAGTAATTTGTGTTGGCACTCGTGAAGAATCTAATGACGAGTTTGAAGCTAGGAAAGATAAGGCTGCTCGTGGTCAATCAAAGAAGATAGCGCAAGCTGAAGCACTTCGAGAAAAAGAATTGGCTGAATTAGACAGACTAAAAGCAAAATATGGAGAATAATACAATGGGCAAAAAACAGGAACTGATTGATATAACATTCCAGATTGCTATGACTGTGGCTAATAATGCTTGGTTTGTCGGTAAAACGAATGAGCAAATAGCTGTATGGGTTGCAAATCAATTAAGAAAGAATGGTTTTGATACTCAGCCAGTAGGCTCATCTTGGGGAGTATTAAGAAAATGAGTAATGAAAAACAAAGTTTAGATTTTGATGCACTTGGCGATAAACATAAGAAACTTGAAGGAATGTCTGAAAGCAATCTTATTCCAGGAGTGCCAGTTATTGCGCGTCTTGACGGTAGAGCCTTTCATACTCTGACGAGGACTTGTGAAAAGCCGTATGACCTCGGTTTTATTACGGCGATGGAAAAGACGGCGAAAGCGTTGCTTCAAGAGTTTAATGCGTCATTCGCATATGTCCAATCAGATGAAATAACTCTCGGTTGGAAATTACTTGACATGTTTGATGGCCGTGTCCAAAAGTTGACATCTTCAATGTCTGCATATGCCTCAGTAATCTTCTCACGTGAATGGGTTACTGAAGTTGTGCCAACATTTGATTGCCGTATTTGGCAAGTGGCTGACTTGAAAACTGTAGCCGAGAATGTGATGTGGAGAGAAATGGACGCTTCTAAGAATAGTGTCAATATGGCAGCTCATGCACTCTTCCATCAATCTCAGATTGATAACATGTCAACAGTTGCTAGGATTGCACTACTTGAAACTGAAGCTGGATTTTACTGGAATAAACTTGAGCCGAGATTGAAACGTGGCTCAATCTTTACGAAGGTTAAAGTCTTTAGAGAATTGACTGAAGAAGAAATGGAAACTATTCCGGCTAACCATCGACCTAACGGCCCAGTTAGAAGGTCCGAAATCCAAAGGCTGGATATACCTCAGCTAACAAAAGTCTTTAACAAGGTTGGTGTTTTGTTTGATGGTGAAAAGGCCGAGCCAATTCTCAACCTTTAATACTATTAGGGTAGTATTAAACAGTAATCTGAATGGAATATCGCTATAATTCTAACAAAGTAGAATTATAGCTTTTTCTGCTTCTTAAGAAAAAACCACTATAAATACTTATTCCTATGCTGAAAAGTTTGGGAATAGTAAGTAAGGCGGCTACCTAATTAGCCAAAACAGAAGGGCTTAAAATGTCTTTCGATCTTTGACCTTAGAGTGGAGAAGCATTCAAAGCTTCTTATTCTCCTACAACTCTAAGGTGATGCGGTATCTCCAAAACCCCGAAGGAAAGATACCCCATTAGGTAAGGACTCAGTCTGCTGATTTATCTGTTGAGAATGACCCTTAGCTTGATGCTCTAAACCTTGTATAGAGAGGGAAAAATGAAAAACACGTTAACCTTAACCGTGTTGTTAATGGCCTTATGGTCATCAGCAAGCTCGGCAAAGGTGCAACACGTTTATCACGTCATGAAGAAGGCAGGACATGTTGGGAAAGTGGTAAAAACGAAGCACCAGGGTGAAAGTGGTGGTCATGCAACAAAATCAACAAATAGTATTGACAAAAAACCGCTTTCTGATTATCAACGGTCCATCCTCATGACGGCATATAAACAAGCTGAGCATGACGGGATCAAAAAACCAGAGATATTATCAGGCATAATTATGCAGGAGAGTGCTGCTGGTGCTGCTAAAAACTTTAGAACAGCCAAGCATAAAAAGGCATGTGACCAAACCGTTGGACTAGGTCAGATGAAGGTCAAAACTGCCTTAGCAATCCTCACAAAATATCCAGAACTAAAACAACAATTTGGAGTTTCCGATAGAAATCTCTACTCAGCTCTTGCAACAAACGACAAATTCAGTCTAGCCGTTGCAAGCAAGTATGTAAAATGGATGTATGACATATATCACAATGATGATACTGTTATAGCCGCCTACAACCTTGGCCCTGGCGGAGCAGCAAACTTAAAGAAGCCGTGGAATCTACCATACGTTAAGTTAGTACGAGGTCATATTAACCGTCATCAATTTAGCACAACACTGAGCTAATGTGAAGAAATGGGAAAGTGATTAGCTTTCCCATTTCTTTCTCCATTTATACACTATGAAGATTCAAGACCTTATACTGTCTAAAATACCACTAGGTCGTCAGTCTAATACTGGCTTCTATCAGGTTAAATGCCCTTGTTGTAATGATTATAAGGAGCGAGGAGGTTGGAAGATTGAAGGCGATTCTGTATTCTATTCGTGTTTCAATTGCCCTACGCGTGGTGGATTTGATTCGTCATCAGGCAAACTAATGTCTAAAACTTTTATCCAGATACTCAAAGACTTTGGAGTATCAGATAGAGAGTTGAATGAGACACGAACGACATTGCTAATCAATCAGCATGAGAATGGCGATAAGGTTATCACGTCTGAATCACTCCAAAAGGTCAGTCTCTTTACTCCTGAAGTCCAATTACCAGAGGGAGTCATCAGGGTAGATGGCGTCAATTGCCCATCTGAATTGTCTAATCCTATTGCTAAGTATCTTGAAGGACGACGATTATCCATTCACGACTATCCGTTCTTCGCCTCTCTGACTAACAAAAAGTTTGCAAGACGTGTTATAATACCTTATTATCGTCAAGGTAAAATCATATACTGGCAGGCTCGGTCAATTGACAATGCCAATCCACGATACCTAAACTGTGAGGTATCGAAATCCGCAGTGTTATTCAACTCCGATGAGCTATTCAGAAATCGAGGACTTCCACTATTTGTGTGTGAGGGCGTATTCGATGCGCTTCACTTGGGAGGAATTGGTTTATTGGGCAGCACATTATCTGATGCCAAAATAGAATTACTACAAAAAACCGAGCGCGAATTGATATTTGTCATTGACCAAGACATAAAAGGTAAAGCTCTTGGTCAAAGAGTGATACGAGAAAAATTAGGAAGCATTACATTTGTCCCAATAATTAAAGGTGATGTGTGCGATAGTGTTGTCCAGAATGGTAAAATCTGGACCGTTTACGAGCTTCTACGAGGGAAAATAAATGATGAAACTAAAGCTAAATTGAAACTAAACTTCATACAGGATAATAATGTTCGATATCGAAAAGCAAAAAATACTTATTGAATTATTGCTAGGAAATGCTGAATTATTTGCACGATGTAATAGCATTATAAAACCGAATTATTTTGACCCATCTCTTAAAAAGTCTGTTGCATTTATTCAAGACTTTTTTGAAACTTACAAGGAGATACCAAAGCCAAATATTGTAAAAGCAGAAACTGGGCTATCGGCAGATATTACGTCAATCACTAAAGCTGAGCAAGAATATGTCTCAGTTGAGATAGAAAAGTTTTGCCAAGTATCAGCAGCAATTGATGCTGTATTTGCAGGTCCTGACTTAATTGAGAAAGGCGACTTAGAAACTGTTTGGCAGAATATCAAAGCCGCTGCATCTATTTCGCTCAATAAAGATTTGGGCATATCGTACTTTGACAATGTCTCATCTAGATTACGAGACCTACTTGACAACTCTCCAACAATGTCTACAGGCTGGGCAGATGTTGATGAAGCTCTCGGTGGTGGTATTGCTAGACAGGAAATGTTGTTGTTTGCTGCAGCTTCTGGTGTTGGCAAGTCTATCTGTATGGCCAATCTTGCAGTCAATCTTGTTGAACAGGGATATAATGGGATTTATTTCTCATTAGAATTAGCAGATAGAGTTGTTGCAAAACGATTTGACTCAATGGTTACTAAGATGAGTCAAGGCGATATTCTAAAGAATATCGAAGAAGTAGCAGCTCGAGTGAATCGATATAAAAACAATGGCAATATCGGTGAATTGTTTATTAAGAGAATGCCTGAATCTGTCACAACAGCTAATCACATTAGAGCCTACATCAAAGAGTTTAGACAGGCCCATCCACAGATTAAGCTTGACTTTATTGCGGTGGATTATGTTGATTTGATGGCTACTAATCGTGGTATCTCAGGTGATAATATTTGGTTAGCAGACAAATACAAATCAGAAGAATTGAGAGCAATTGGTGCAGAAGAAGATTGTGCAGTTATTACAGCTTCTCAGTTAGGAAGAGCATCTTGGGAAGCTGAGCGAATTGGTCAGCAGCATATCCAAGGTGGTATTTCTAAAATCCAAACATGTGATTCAATGATTGCCATTATACAATCAGAGCAGATGAGAGCTGCTGGAGAATACATGTTTGAGTTTGTCAAAACAAGAAACTCTGGTGGTGTTGGCTCTCAAACAGCCCTGAAATGGGACCCTATTGCATTACGAGTAACTACCTTAGATGACCCTGATAAAAGGTTGACTCTTGTTGCTAAAAGTCAACCTATAAATACTATTTTAAATACGAATAACTCATTTTTTGGTGCTGAAAAGTTTAACAATTCATCATCAGAAAAACCAAATCTTCTAGATTTGGTCCATCGCAAATAATTTTGTAAACATAACCTAGAGGTATAAACATGTCTGAAGTAACACAAGCCGCTGCTCCAACTATCACTGTTGATGGCGTTGTATATGAATTGAGTATCTTCTCTCCAGAAGTCCAAAACTTAGTTGGTATTCACCGTCTTTGGGAGCAAAAAGCTCAAGAAGCTAGATTGGAAGCTGGTCGCGCTGAATCAGCCGTTCGTGAATTGAATCGTGATTTGATTGAAAAATTGAAACGTGAAATTCCGGCTCCTACAGAAGAAGCTGTAGCTCAAGAAGCTCCGGTAGAAGCGGCACCTGCTGAATAATCTTTTTATTTAAAGATACTATAAAGGGGGTTTATTGACCCCCTTTTTGGGGTATGATAAATATCAATTAATAATATGCCCTCTATTTAGGATTTATATACAATGGCAACACAATTAGAAGATGTCCCAATTAAGGATTTTCTGAAACAACTTAAAAAGCTTGGTGAATATACTATCACGGCGCAAGCAGATGGTCTGACATTATTCATTGGCATCGATTCAGATGGCAACTTCTATACGAGCCCATTCTCTCCTGAAAAAAGGACTAAGTTTTCATACAAGGTATCTGACTATCCTCAAGATGCACAGAGCAATTCTTTCAAATCAGCTCATGCCGCTCTATTAAAAGTTGCTAATACAGTCAAAGAGTTTGTTGAATCAGGACAAGCAATTGAAGCTCAAATAGTTTCATTGCCACCAGAAGCAATGGACTCTGCTAAAAACGTTATCTATTTGGTAAGAGGAGTTGTTGGAGAAATAGGTGCTCCTGATAAGAAAGCAGCATTGAATTTAGCTGAAAAACTAAGTAGCAAAGATATCCAAGCTCGAGTTAAACTGTTGGTTACCCAGGATGGTGAAGCATTAGAAGTGAGAGAAGAGTTGGTCAAATGGCAAATCAAACACGCCAAAGCCGAAACTGGTCACATGCTTTCAACACCAAAACTTAACTCAATCATTAAGAAACTCCAATCATTCTTAGCACAGCCAAGTGAAGCAGCAGGACGGGTGGGTCTTGAAATCACCAATATGGATGTTGCAGCTGCAGATTTGACTAAAATACCAATGCCAAAACGAGAGGCCATTAAAGCTGCACGTGAGAAGATAAACAAGCAAATCACAGTCAAATACAAACTGCCTATCAAATCAGAATTACTTGCTCAAATAGAAGACAACTTTTCTACAGGTGCAGGTCTTTTACATAAAGGCTCTGATGCGGTATGGATAGCGTCAGATGATTTTACAGCCACCTCAAAATTTGATACAATAGCTAAACGAGAGATTTCTGGCTTTCAACGCTCTAATGACAAACACGCCTCATTAGAAGATAGAGGTGGTATAATGGGGATTGCTCAACAACGTATTGCAGACTTTATTGGAGTGCCTGAGTTATCGCTGTATCAATCAGCTACTAAGGTCTTCAAGCTATTACGAGGTGCTAACCCACGTGCCACTGCCGCAGCCTTTGCTAAACAGTTAGACCAACTCAACTTCAATGGAGTGCGCACCAAGATACAAGCCATCCTAACGTATTCTAAAGAGCAGATACTGATTAAGAGAGACGAATTCAAACAGTCCGCAACAAGTTTCGAATTGACTACTGGCGATGGAGACAAAGTTGCTCAAACTCCAGAATCTATCAAACAGAATCTTTTGGTATTTGCTCAAACGTTATCTGACTTAGACGACCAGATTTCAGAAGTCGGTCGTAGTCGAGATTTTACAGATTTGGTATTGGCACTATACGGACCAATTATTTACAAACTTCATGGCAGAAAGCTTCAAGAAAGCTTCTTAGGAGAAAGCATTGGCAATCCTCCACTGCAGACTCTTAAAAGTCTAACGGCTGAAGACATATGCCATGCATATACTGCTACTCTTCTTGCTGCTCAACTGCTAATACGTGCTAAAGATAGACAAGCTGCATCAATGCTTCGTGATACTGCTCATGCGTCAATGAAGACTCATAGTCAATCTATGAGCCCACTTAACTTTTGGGGGCATGTGGTATTCAATTCATTCTTGGCTGATATGAAAGGATTGTTATCTCCTAAAGTAGCTCCAACCTTGAAAAAGCTGGCAGGAAGATTGACTGCACCACGGGTTAAAAAGCTCCATCAGAGTTTATCAACCAGCTCAAATTTGATTCAAGATTGGGAGTTTCAAGAAGAAACAGCTAAATTGATTGCCGTTAGATTAGATACTCGCGGACAAGCCATAAATATGGCTATAGTCGGTATTAGACATTGGGATGATATTTCTTTAAGTGATAAGAATACAATTATTGCTAAAGTGTTTTATTATCTTCAACAACATTCACCGTCATCACCTTTACTTTCCAGAATTCGTATTCTGGCTAATGCAACGCTAATGGCAGCGAGTAAAGAAAACAATCTTGACAAACACTCAGTGGCTGATATGAATGAAAACTTATTACTAAATCTATCAAATTTGGCTGAAAGCGAAATGGGTTTGACAACTATGGGCAATGCATTGTCTTCTAGTGATGTCGCAACCTTCGCTGATTTTGGCACTCAGATGGATGCCTCATCTGCTAATTCAACCTCAGTAAATAAGGGAAATTCCGCCAATAAAAATAAACCTACCATACCAACTCAGGCTCTAAAGTTTATGAATGGAAAACCAATCGTTAGAAAGAAACGTGATTTTAATCGTAAAAACAAATTTGCTCGTTATCCAGAAGAATCAAGACAGGAAGTAAAAGAAGATGAAGGCGATGTAGCTCCAGTAGCAGCAACTACAACAAGCTCCAGTGATATCGCAACTTATCCACAACGCCTCTTTACAGGTAAGAATGGTAAGAAAAAACGCACTATTAAACGCATTATCCCGTCAGTGCCAGTTGCTAAGAATATGTTTGCTAAAATGACTGAAGAGCTACATTCAATTACACTAGAATGGACAGACCTTGATTATTCAGGAGACCCTGCGTCTGATGACGGTTTCAAATATCTGCGCAAACAGTATGGTATTGTTAGCAAACTAATTGATGAAAATACTTCTAGTAAATGGCCATCAGTTGAATTAGTTGGCCCTAAAGACCAATTAGAAAAGTTTCTATTATCAGAATATGGCTCGTCTAAAGAGTTTATTACTGCTAATCTAAAATCTGTATTCGGAGAATAATAAGTGAATAACTTTCTACAAGAATTAGCAGCACTAGCAGAAGATGCTGCTACCCCATCAGCTAAGGCATCTACAACAACTGCTGCTCCAACTAAAGTTATCAATCATGTTTTTTTTGCTAGAAACATTCCATTTGATGATAAGAAGGAAATGTCTCAACGTGATGCAGCTAATCTTATTCAGCAAGCACATGACGCTTCTGAAGAAGTTGATACCGTTGCATTTGGTCTAGAGTTAAATGATGGCGAGATAGTCAAGGTTTATGTAGCTGCAGACCAAGCAGAAGCTTTTGAGAAAGCTATGAGCGAAATGTTGGGTAAAGAAGATGACATTGAAGAAGCTATTGACCAATTATCAGGACAGTTTGATATCGTATCAGTTGAATGGCCAGAGCAACGTCAAGCAAATGCTAATGACCAAGGCCAACCTGAAGAAGGTGCTGAAGAGGGCGACGGTGAATTGGATGGAAATGAAGAGCCCCCTAAAGAATCTAAAATCAAATTGAGCTTTAAACTGAATAAGAAGAAGGGCGAAGGAAATGGCGAAGGAAATGGCGAAGATGATAAAGAAAAAGGTGATAGCGAAGACGAGGCAGACAACTTAGATTTGGGTGATGAAGAAAAACCTGACAGTGATTTAGAAGATAAAGACTTCGATAAAGAAGGAGACGACACTGAAGATGCTGGTGAAGAAGAAGAAGACGAAGATGGCAAACCGAAAAAGCCAAAAGCTAAAAAGAAAGCACCAGCCCCTAAAAAGAAAGACGTAAAAGAAGCTTTCGACGATAATGACCCACTTTGGGCATTCTCTTCTTTCTTAGGTGAAGCTGATAAAGACCACAAGCTTGAATTGAAACTTGAAGACATTTTCAGGACTGCGCTTCAACGCAAAATCGTAAAGCTGATTATCCATTTGGATATCCCAGTGCAACGATTGCTTCAACAGAAAACAGCATTTAGAAGAGGTGTTAGAGAAGCATCATTAGTTTTGATGCATACATCTAAAGGTCGCCAATTGCTAAACAGAATTGTGAATGAATTGGATGCTTCTACTGACATGTCATCTCATGCTGCTAAAGAAAAAGAATTAGCTGGCGGTCATAATAAAGAAGATTTGAAAGAATCCGATTTGCATTCTAAACAGATTTCATCTGTAGTCGAAATGCTGATTGAGTTATTGAAGCATTTAGGTGTGCCTTCAATGGTATTAGAAACAAGAAAAACAGCTCTGAGACAACATTTGCGTCATACAGCTAAACGTATATTGCAGCATTCTAAGCTACGCCAATATGTCCATGCTTTCCATGATATGTTAGTGCCACATAAGAAAAATGAAGAAGAAATTACTGAAGATGTTAAACTTGGGAATGATGCTTATATCCAATTAGTGTCTGCTGTATTGACAAGATTGGGTGTGCCTGATGAAAATATAAACTACAAACGTAGCACATTAATCAGGTCATTACGTGAGAAACAGAAAACTGTAAATGTTGCAGTGATAAAAACTCGATTAATTCAATTGGCTAAACTTTTAGTAGCAAACCCTGAGCAACAACAAGCGAATGAGGAGCTTACTATCAGAGAAGATGCAATACGCAGGCGCGCAAGAGCTGAAAATTTAGGTGATTGGAATATTGCTAAATTGAATGATAAATGTGAATTGTCAGTTGAGGATGTCAAAATACAATTGAGTCATCATGATACTCAACAATTGGCAAGAGCCCTTGAGAATGGATTTGAAACAATTGTAAAATCTGGCGCTGACAATTATGATTTCAAACCGATTGACCATGGTAGAGAATATGCAGTATATTGTCAAGATGATTTGGATACCTATCCTGACGGAATACTATTCACTAAAAAATCAGTTGAGACATTTTTAGCACTATTTTAATATGATACATTTCCCTGATATGCCAAGAGTGGATTTCAGGGGGATGCGCTTTTACAAGACGCCTGAAGGACAACACTATGCGAGTATTACAACAATGCTCGGCATTTCAGCGCCTGAAGAAAAGAAGCAATCCCTCGCCAATTGGCAAAACTCACTAGGTGCTACAAAAGCGGCATCAATTACCAAAGCTGCTGCAGATAGGGGGACTAATGTCCATCTACTTATCGAGCGACACCTTAAAGGTGAAGACCTTCAGCTCAATCAATTCAGTGTTGAAGATGTCAATTCATTCACTGCGCTCAAATTGAAACTCAAATCAATAACCGAGGTAGTCGGTCAAGAAGTGGCACTGTATTCTGATGCTCTTCAAATAGCAGGCACATGTGATTGTATCGGTATCTATAAAGGCAAACTGTCTATTATCGATTTCAAGACTTCTACCAGGTTAAAGACTAAGAAAGAGATTTATGATTATAAACTTCAGTGCGCTTTCTACGGAATCGCTTTCACTGAAAGGTTTGATATTCCCATCAATGATGGCGTTGTCCTTATGACTGCTGCTACAGGATTCCCGATGGAGTTTAACTTCACCTTTGATGAATACTGGTTGCCACTTGCTGAAAGAGTGGATATATTCTATGAGCAGCTAAATAGTCAGATATAAACTTCACACACTAGAGAGATTACACAAATGAATAATTACGCATTTGGCGCTATGAGCGCACCATCTGTTATTGATATGACTGGTCAATATCCGGCTCCTGAAGTCGAGCCAGCAGTTTCTTATGAGCAACCGGCTCCAGTTGAAATTGAAACTCCAGTTGAAATTGACTTGTCTAAATATTATTTTTCTGTAGTTGGTGCTACACAAACAAGCTATGGCAATATACATGCTGTTGATGGTGCTGGCAATCCAAATCCTAATCCAGCCGTTGATAATGACTTCTTTGTTGATATTGAGATGTATGTTGGATGCCCAGAAAAGAATGTTAAGCTGGTAAAGAGAGTCAAATTCTGCAAACAAAGTCTAGCTCAACAAGCGCTCGATAAAGATGCTTACTTATCAAGTCAAGCTACTTTTGTAGAAAGCAAACAAGAAGAAGAAGTCCCTGCAAAACGCTCACAAACTCAACGTATGTTAGAGTTGGCTGGTATTTCTCACCCAAAAAATTACGTCTAAGGACCTAACGCATTATGAGCACGTTTATCTTACTAACAACCGAGCCAGAAAATTGGGCTCCTAAAGAGCTCGAGAAGAAAGCGAAAGCCGCTGGCTTTGATGTCCAAGTTATTGACCCTGATAATGCTTACATCTCTCTAACTGAAGACCCATTCATTGCGCATGATGGCACTCGTTTCACTGGAGCGGATGTCTGTATTCCACGTTTATCAGAAGACAATTTGGAATACAAAGTTGCAATGATTGACCATTTAGCAAAGATGGGTGTAAAGGTTCTTAACTCTGGTCAATCATTACGAGCTGCAAGCAATAAGGTTGAAACTCAAATCTTGCTTAACAATGCCGGTATCAAAACTCCACGCTCAGCAGTCTTTACTAATGAGGACCAAGCTGAAAAAGCTATTGAAGCTATTGGTGGTAAGTTTCCTATCATCATCAAAACGATTAGAGGGACACATGGAGTTGGAGTAATCCGCGCAGACAGTCTTCCTTCAGCTCGCTCAATCATTCAGCAGTTGGTAAAATCAGGTGAGCAGTTTATGGTGCAAGAGTTTATTGAGCATTCTGAATCAGCTCGAGTGCTTATCTTGAATGGCATTCCACTTGCAGCCGTTATGAGGTCAATTCCTGATGGTGATTTCCGCTCTAATGCGCATCAGGGTGCAGAGCTGAAAGTCCATGAGCCATCCCAAGCTGAGCTAGATGCTGCTATCAAATCCGCGCAAATCCTGAATATCAATCTGGCAGCAGTTGATTACATTCTTTCAGATGGTGAAGTGATTATGCTTGAAGTAAATGGCTCTCCAGGATTTGAAGCCATGCAGAAGGTTATCACTAATATTGATATCGCAGAAAAGATTATTGAGTATTGCTCTGAATTAGCTGGGCAACAGCAAAAAGATGTGCCTTCAACTCCTGTAGAGCCTTCAGGAGTTGCTATTGAGGATGATGCACCTATTGAGCCAATTGTAGAATTACCAGCTCCTGAAGCAGAAGCACCAGCTTCTGAAAGTGAAGTTGAAATAGCCCCTCACAATACAGAAGATACCATTATTGGCACCATCACGCATGTTGTCATTAAGATGTTTAACAATGAAGAGCCAATTGAAGCTCGCGTTGATACTGGCGCTCATCTTAGCTCATTGCATGGGTCTGATATTCAGATAGATGGTCCTATCATTAAATTCAAATTCAATGACATCACTTACAAGTTTCATTTGTTGAAACAGATGAAAGTGAAACAATCTGATAATGATGAAGCAGCTGAAAGACCTGTTATTCGTGTTGATTTGGTATTGAATGGCACCACTCTTCGTAATGTTGAAATGACAGTAACCGATAGAGAGCATATGGAATATGAAGTCCTATTAGGTCGTCAAACATTAGCAGCCGCTGGGGTATTAGTTAATCCTGCAGCAGGATTAACTTCAACTGATGCTAATACTGAAGAGCTAGCAACTATAAGTGATGTATCTTCTTCAGGTAATGAAGAAGAATAAACAATAAAGCTAAAAATAATTTATAATACTAGAGGAATACCATGGTAAAATCACCATTTTTTGTTGTGCAGGACTTTCTGTCAGGTAAAATGTGCGAAGAGTTAATTTCTCAATATGAAGTTAGAGCTCCTAATTTAGACCAAGATGGAAGACCTACTAAGTTAGAGAAGCAGCTCACTCCTGATAAAGGGCAAGCTATCATTCTGGAAAAACTTAGACCTCTTATTCCGCTAATTGAAGAGCGCTATAATGCTGAATATCGAGGCACTGAGCCAATAACCATCTCTCATTTTCCCGAAAATGAGAAGCTTGTAGCTCAAGCTCCTGGTTGTGAAAGCGCTCAATTTGTGAGACGTAAATGGGTAAAAACGAAAGACATTGATTTAACAGCTACTGTATGGCTAAAAGACTATCAAGACCAAGTGCCTCTAGACCCTCGCTTTGAGGTATATGGTGGGAAGTTAGAGTTTCCTGCATATGACTTAAGCTTAGTGCCTCAACGTGGGACATTAGTTATTTGGCCAGCAGGGCCTCACTTCATTACAGCAATTAGCCCGGTGTTGGTAAGTGATAGCTATCAATTGAAAATCAATATCGCACTAAGTGCAAAAGATGGTGGAATTTGGTTATACGACCCTCGTCAATTCCCTTGTGGAAAAGAGGGTTTCATTCATTCTTGGTTTAAAGAGTTTTTATAAAGGATTATGGCACGTGGCATCTAAAAGCTTCAAACAGTATCTTAACGAAGCAGGAGCAATAGATTTTGCTCCTTGGCACATACGTGACCCTGATAAGCTCCGCCGATTTCTTGAGGGCTCAAATGGTTATGGCAGTAAGTGTAAAGCGAATAAAGATGGCACTGTAAATGCTACATCATCTGACTATGCCCCAACTGGAGTGTACGGTGATATTGGTGGTGTAGGTGAAGGTAAGAAAGTCATAATGGTGAAGTTTAGACGAGCTAAACGTTTTCAGGTGATTAGCACACAAAGACTTGAGTCCATTTGGGGAGTGCCAGATTTCTGTGAATACTTGGCCATCAATTGCTATCATCTTGACAACCTTGAGCATATAACTCCAGAAGTATCAGGTGAAATATTCATTAATACTGCAAATCTTAAAGAATTAAAAACTGGTCCTGTTAAATGCGATGAATTAACAATTGGAAATTTCGGTAATTACTCTATCTTAAAAGATTGGCAAGAGTTTCAATTCAAATGCAACAAGGTTATATTGTATGAAGCTGAGGTCATAAAGTTGTTAGAGCATGGCGGCTTGTTAAACCTATGTCGGATATCTAAGGCCAACGGCGGTAAAACTCAATTCTTTACCACAGGCTCATTGGCTCAAACCTTTCCAAAATTATGGCAAGCACTACAGATTGTCAATAAAAGCAATGGTGATATGTTGCAGTGCCAAGATGATTTATTAGAAGCAGGATTGAAGGAGTTTGCTAAGATATGACGACGATATATGAATTGCTTCGTGAAGATAAGCAATCTGATAAAGAGATTCATGCGCTCATTAGAAGTTGGAGACAGCCTTATAAAGATTATGCAAAGTATCTTAAAACGACTTTCGGTAATTATGAGATAACTCCTAATGGAATTCATCATAAAGGCAAGATACTTTACATCTTCCCATTTATGTTGAATGAGCAAGGTGAATTACCAATTAAGTTTTGGAGATGACATGCCCTTGAAATATACTGTATGGGAGATGAATTGAAATCATTCAAAAACTTTCCAGACGAAATATGGCGTCAAACCAAAATCAATGTATTTCAATCTGCTTTTGGTAGTGCATATGAATGTAATGTTTCATCATTAGAAGGAATACCTAGTAAGATTATGGGCGATGAAGGCAACTTAAACCTATTAAGAATGCCAAAACTTAATCTTTCTCATATTGACAAATACGTTGACATACCTGAAAGAGCAGGTATATCTCTATCCTATGAATATAAAGGCCCGCTACTTTCATTTTTGAAAATGAAAAGGACCCCTCGTATTCTTAATGCATCAATTGGTCCAGGCCAAAATACTCGAGTTAGAGATGCTCTTCAAATAATTAAATCACATTTTAAGAATAGAGACATTCTTGCGTGTCAAGAAGAGTTAATCGAGGCAGGCCAGAAAGAGTTTGCTAGACTTTAGATGTCGTCATGGCTAATGCCTTTTCTTCTGTTGAATGATTTCACATTGAAGGTGCCAGTCTGACGAATATTGAAGACTTGAAATTGAAACTCTTCACCACCCTCAATGTCAATGTCCTCACCTTCTTTATCTTTCCCGCGGTATGTGACCAAGTTACGACCCGCTTCAACATAATCATTAGGGTGTAACTTTACGCCATCTTTGTATACAATTAAACTATTACCATCACAGTCGTATTCTTGTTTTAATTCAAAAACCTTCTGTTGTGGCTCCGCTATGATTGTTTCCCAGTGATTGTTTCGTGTGGAGTAGAGTGATACCCAACCCTCTCCATTAAACAGATACACCGCCTGACGTGGCGCTCTGTTGAAATACACCATTTCGCCAATGATAGGGTTGTCAGGAAAGTATTCTACAACGGGCAGTACGATTCTTTCTGGATTGATGGCCTTGTCTGACAAAATTCGCATATCTTTTTCTCACAAATAATGATATAATGGATGTTTATAGTATATGTATTACGCGATAAAAGGCAAAATATGTGAATGATACCAACTTCCAACTGCTGTATGAATATTTTCCTGAGCTTCTCAAGACTGACCTTAAGAAGACGCATCTCAAACAATGGCATAAATTTCTAGGAGCTTTTGCAGAGCTTGTCCTATGGGTGCAC